TAGGAACAGTTATACTTGTTAAATTAGGATCATATGGTGTTGAACCATTTATGACACGAATGTTGGTAAGATAACCTGGCCACTCTTGACCATAATATGTTGCGATATCGTTAGTAGTATTACCCGAAGTATTATAATTTAAGTTATTTGTGTTTAGACCAGAGGTGCTTCTTGTAGCAGTTCCGCCAGGTGTGCTTCCTAAAAATAGTGTTTCTTTGTTACTACTATTTCTGGTAAGAGCAAAATAATACCAAGTATTGATACTCATTGTAGGCACAGTATAAGCAAATGATCCTCGTCCACCATAGCTATCTGTTGAAATATTTGTTGAATTTGTAACGAATAAACTTAAGCCATAATCAGCATTAGCACCCATTATACCATATGCTTGTGTAAAATTAGGCAATCTAAACCAACCTTCTATACAATAAGCACCACCACCAATAGTAATGCCTGGCACCAAACTTAAATAAGAACCACCGTGACTTGTGCTGCCACCAGCAAATTGCAAACTACCAGCCAAACCAGGTTTAGTATCAACAATATAACCAACATTAGTAAGTTGAACACCAGATATAATCATATTACCAATCTATTCTCAATTGACGAACCCAGTGTTGAGAGTTAGAGCCGCCCGTTGTCCCAGTTACACCGAAATAGTTACCTGTTGGACTCCAACTTGATATATTTACAGACCCTTGGTATGCTTCATTCAAGTATATTTCTAACATACGAGCACCATTTTGTATTCTACGTATTTTTGCAGTAATATTGTAGAAACATGGGTAAGTGCCATTCCAAACCCTAATTCCACTTGGCAAATAGTTAGTTGCGTCTTCGCCAATAAATGGTATAATATATTGAGTTCCCGCTACATATATTTCCCATTGGTTGCTATAATAATGGTTATAAACGTGAATACCGCCGACATTGTTTGATTGTGAAGTAGGAACTGCACTACATCCTAAGAAAATATATTGACCATCTGCGCCATTGCCACCACCAGCACCAACCGATGCGGTAATAACCATATCATAATTATAGTTGACTGTACTTGAATTCCAATAGATATTACCATTTTGGGTATTTGTTGCTAGTGTTAACTTTAATCCATATGCTTGGTTCGCATCCCAAGATGCATTGCCACTTATACTACCACTTGGAGTAAATGATGTTAGTGATGCGTTAGTATTTGCTTGCCAAGTATCCCACAAGAAACGTGTTTGCATACCACTTGTTCCAGTTGCAATAACATTGCCTGCAGTAATGTTACCTGTAACACTTGTATTGCCAGTTACAGTGACATTTGGCATTGTGACCATACCAACATTGCTAAACACACTTGAATATGTGCCCGCAACGATAGTTACGTTGCTGCTTGTGCCGTAAATGTTACCAGCCTGTAAGTTTGCCTGAATACCAGTTAATGCCGAACCATTACCAACAAAGTAACCCGCATTTACGTTACCAGTTGTAGTGATTGGGTTAGCATTGCTCGTATTGATGCTGCCGTTTGGATAGATTACCATCTGAGCAGCACCGTTGTTATAGAAACTTAACGGTAGATAAGTTCCGCTGCCATTGATACCACTGACCAATTGAACGTCAGTATTACCGTTGGTAGCAATAAGAATCTTACTTGCATTGTTGGCATTAGTAGTATTTGTGTTTATTGCTTGCCAACTTGCACCCGTTGCAGTTCCAGTTGGTGCAGCATAGATGCCAGTTGTAGCATTAGCCGTTGTAGTTTGGAAGAATGTTCTATAAGAAACGTTAGAGTTAGTAAAGTCACCTAACACATAACTGTTGCTTGGCATAATGATATTGCCAGGAACAGTTACGTTACCATCATATGTGCTAAATGTCCAATTGTATGCTTTGCTAGTAGTAATATTTTGATTATAATTACTTAAAATTACAGTTGATCCCAAACCACCTGGTAGAGTTAAAGTATCACCATTCTTATATCCTGTACCAGGATTAGTTACTACAAGAGAAGACTGTGTAACATAACCACCAACAGAACTNTATGATGCGGTCATACCACTACCACTACCACCCGTAAGTGATTGGCTAGTGTAAGGAGGAGAGTTATAACCACCAGCAACACCAGATATTGTAAGGATGTTATACAAACCATAAGTGCGTATTGACAGATTAGAGTTAGTAGCTGCTATAATATTTCCAAGATTAGTAAGAATAATATTACCAGCATTGACATTGCCTGTATAAGTTGGCATATAACCCGCAACATTAGCATTAGCATATGTTCCTGTAATTGTAGATGCTAGTGTAGCATTATTGTTATACCAATAGTAACTGTTACCATACACACCTGTATTTGCAACCATATTACCAGCAACTACATAACCAGTTCCACTGATATTGCCACTTGCACCACTGCTTAGTGAAAGATTGCCAGCAGAAATGTTACCATTATAAGTTACCAAGTATGCAGCAACGTTTGTGTTGCTGTATGTAGAACCACCTCCTGTAATACCTGTTAAGTAATAACCATTGCCAAGATAGAAATTAGCATTGACATTACCAGCATAGGTTGGAAGGTATCCTGCAACATTGCTATTACTATAAGTTGATCCAGCACCGCTACTAAACGCAGCACCGTTGTTTAACCAATAGAAACCGTTTGCATAGATATTGCTGTTTGCTACTAAGTTATTAGCAACTACATAACCACTACCACTGATATTACCAGAAGTTCCGCCAGTTGTTGTAATGTTAGCAACATAGTATGCACCATTAGTAACAATATTGCCAGCAACAAGGTTTCCGATAGTATTGATATTACCTTGAATTGTAATATTGCTTGTGATCACATTGCTGTTTAAGTAGTAACCAACATTTGAGTTAGAATATGTTGAACCACTTGTAATACCTGTTAGATAATAACCATTACCTGTAAAAAATGTGGCATTTGAGTTACCACTATAAGTTGGAAGATAACTTGCAACATTGCTGTTACTATATGTTCCGCCAATACCAGAAAGTATCGATGTTCCATTAGGATAAAAATAGTTTTGTGAGTAAATGTTAGATACAAAAGCATTGCCAAAATATGAACTTGGACCACCAATATTACCAATATTGCTTGTTCCACCGTTTACAATAGCAGTTGCTGCACTATTATAAATGTTAAGAACCGCAACACCAAATTGTCCATTAACTGAATTATAGTTAAGAACAGCATTTCTTGAACCATTTGCAGCTAATAGGTATCCACTGCCACCAATTACAACACCGGCAGTAGCACTTGCAGTTGTGTTTGGAACAAGTGTAATAGTCCCAGTTCCTTGAGATTCATTTATAACACCACCAGTTGGTAATCTAATATTACCGCTTGATAAAATTTGAATATTTCCCGTTGCAACAGTATTGGCAACATAATATGCAGAAACATTGCTGTTACTATAAGTTGATCCACTTATAATACCAGTTAGATAGTAACCGTTACCTGTAAAGAAAGCGGCATTAGAATTGCCACTGTAAGTTGGCAAGTAAGCAGCAACTTGTGTATTGCCATATGNTGCTGNNAGACCAGTTAGATAATAACCATTGCCCGTAAAGAAGGTTGCGCCAACATTTCCACTTGCTGTGATATTGCCAGCAGTTAAGGCACCACTGTAAGTTGGTAGATATGAAGCAACATTAGCATTACCATAACTAAATGCGCCGTTTATAACACCAACAAGTGTATTGTTAATGCTTACAATATTGCCTTCAACAACAGTTACACGATTTGTTACACTAGTGATAGCATTATTTGCAGCACTAACGTTTGCATTTATTGTAGAAATAGCACTATTTGCAGCACTCACGTTTGCATTTATTGTGTTTATATTAGTAGTGTGCCCACTAATAACACTATTTGCAGCACTCACGTTTGCATTTAATAGTGAAATTTCATTTTCTTGGNTAGCAGAATTGCTTATCAAAGTGTTTAATGCAGTTGCCTGTGTTGCAGCATTACTATAAAGAGTATTGATATCACTTGCCTGGCTTGAAGCATTAGTGAATAGTGTATTGATGTTTGTAGCAAGAACTGCCACATTAGTAAATAACGTATTCACGTTGCTTGCAATAGTTCCGCTATTACTTTGAAGATTAGTAATGTTTAAATTTGCAGCATTTAAATTTGCGTTTAGTGTTGATATTGAACTATTAGCTGCCTGAATTTGCTGTGTAGTAGCAAATCCACTGCCTGCTTGAATAGTCGCTACTTCACCGGCAAGATTGACAACACTATTGTTTAATGCAGATATACTGTTTGCTTGCAACCCAGCATTTGCATAAAGAGTTGTAATGTCACTTGCTTGACTTGCAGCATTACTTGTCAGTGTAGCAATTGCACTATTTGCTGCAGTTATATTTGCATTAATACTTGTAATTACAGAACTAGTAGGAAGATAAGAAGCAACATTGGAATTGCTATATGTTGAACCACCGCTTACAGTATTTCCACCGACAATTAGCGAACCATTTGCAACCTGAATTGCAGTACCAGCAATATAAATTGTATTATTGCTTACATATAAACTCTTCCATTGATTTGTTAATGTTCCTAAACTATAAACAGCATTTGCAGTCGGTGATATATTACCTGTTATGTTAATATCAGTTACAATACTATTTGTAAGATACGCTGCAACATTTGTATTGCTATAACTTGTTTGCAAACCAGTAAGATAATATCCATTACCTGTATAGTATGTTGCACCAACGTTACCACTTGCAGTTATGTTTCCACTTGCAACAATGCTATTTGCATATTCAGTTCTAGAAATAGTTTCATAATTTGTAGTTACAATATTGCCAGTTACATTTAAGTTACCAGTGACTGTAAGGTTTCCATTTACTGAAAAACCATTTCCATACTTAAAACGACCAATTTCATTACTTGGAGCATCGCCACCAACAGCAAATACAATATCGCTAGGTTGATTAATTGTTGCAATAAGAAGTTTGCCACCTTCTACAAGCAAATAACCATCATCTGGTCCATCAAGACCGCCGCCGCCAGTAAATGTACTGCTGTTAATACCCAAATCGATATAATGTGATCCATCCGTGCCGTTATCAGCAGTTGCTACAAAATCTGTGCTGGCATTTGAATCATTACTTTTATTTTGGAAAAGAATTTGTGCAAAATTATTTACAGTATCTGCAATTTGAAATTTTGATCCACTAGGTGTAAAATTTGGAGCTTGTCCTACATATGTATTATTTGGGATATTAATATGATCACCACTTACAAATACATTACTATAGAATGTTGTAAGCAATCCACCAATATGAATATCACCTACTGAATTTCCAGTAAGAATACTTGAGTTATTAGCGACAAGAGCTACTGTGCCACTTACAGAATCAGCAGTATAATACAAACCACTAATGCCATAACCATCGCTATCAAATGAAAAACCACCAGTATTATTTTTATTTTTACTCTGAAAATAATTGGCAGTTACGGAAGAATTTGAAAAAACGGTTCCAAGAATTGCTGCATTACCATTAAATTCAAGTCTAGATAAACTATTATTATAATTTGTAATTAAATTACCAAATACTAAATTATTAGCTATATGCAAGTTACCAATATATGCACCAGCCCATACGTCATTTGGATTGCCTAGATAAAAAGTATTGTTAAGTGATGGATTAACATTTGTAAAAGTAAAATTGCTAATATAGGTATTTGCAATTTCATGACCGCCTGGATTAATTCCATCCATAATATAAATTTTGTCTGTTGTTTCATCAATGACTAATTCACCATTGTGTCCAACAAGATTGCCTATTGCAAGCGGACTAATCTTACCAAAATAACGACGCAGTGCCATGCTTATATCCTAATATCTTATATTTACCATAAATTGAATGATTGCACACCCATGCTTTTTATGCATATCAGAGTATGTTATAACGCAGTTAGATTTATGTTGCACCGCATATAAATAGGTGGTATAAAAGAACATACCTAATGGAGAAATAATATGAAGACCCTTGTAAATAGCATAGCTAAAAGAATAGCAGAATATAACCGTTATCGTCGCACAGTAATTGAATTGAGCAATCTTACAAATCGTGATCTAGCAGATATCGGCATCGCACGTTGCGATATTCCTAACATTGCTGCTGGATATATTCGTCGCTAATTTTTATTAAAAAAATTACATAATAAAAAAGCCCCTTTTCAGGGGCTTTTTCTTTTTACATTTCACCAATATTATTGGAATGAAAGGTTAGATACGCTGATTTCACTTAGGTAGTCAGCAGCATTACCGAAGCTGCTTGCTACGTTAGTTAATTCAATGTAACCATAACGAGTCATGAAGCCAACAACTGGTTCAAAAGTTGATGGATCAAGGATAACACCACTTGACATTAGAGGAATGTATGGGCAATAGAACGCAGCAGCATCTGCTTCGCTTGTACCCTTATAACCAACTAGTACTGGGATGGTATCAGTTGCATAGCTATCTACATAGATACGCATTGCGCCGTTTAGAGTACCAACAAACTTAGTGTTAGTTGGTGCTTCGAATGCGCCTTCAGTAGTACGAGCAAATGCTGAAGTAGTTGCAGACTGTAGAACAGTTAGTGCAGCACTTGAAACAACAGCCCAGTTACCTGCACCACGACGAGTGCGTTGTGCAATTAGGTTAGCAGCACGGTTGATTAGAACTGCTAGAGCAGCATGTTCGTCACCAACGAATGTTGCAGTACCACTTACAGTAGCTTGGTTGAAAGTAAATTCACTTGCAGCTAGCGCACGTAGGCTGTAAAGGATTTCTTGATCGATTTCAGCAGTGATTTCTTGTGCCAAAGCTGCCATGATTTCAGCTTCGATATCAAGACCATGCATTGCTTGAGCATCTTGAGCAGCTTCAAAAGTCCAACGTGCTGAAAGCTTACGAGTCTTAGCTTCAACAGGTTGCTTTAGAATCTGAACGTTCAAGCGACGACCTGGTGTACCTTCGAGCGCAGCAGTGTAACCTGCACGACCGTCAGCACTTGCAACACCAGTAGGAGCACCTGAATAACCAGATGCAATCTTAAATGGTGAAAGTGCTTCGTCACCGACGTTTGCAGCAGTACCAAACTGACCTGAGCCAGATGATGTGAAGCTATCAGCATAACGAACACGTAGAGTGTGAATCTGCGCAACTGGTCCAGTCATTGGCTGAACACCAACAATTTCGTTGGCAATAACAGTAGGCATAACACGGCGGATAACAGGTAGGATAACACGATTAAGTGTTGCTACGTTACCAGCAGCAGTAGCACCTGATGAAGCATTTTCAGCTAGGTACTTTTTGGTATTTTCCAATACCATTGACATTGTAGTACGACGATTACCGCTTAAGCCTTCCAATAGGGCTGATTTGGTTTCGTCCCAACGTCCTTCAATTAGTTCTTGTGTCATAGGGTCTTCTCCAATTAATTTTTTAGTTTCTTATTAGTCCAGCCAGACGCTTCATTTCAACAATGTTGTTTGAACTCTGATCTGCTTTAACAGTACGATCACCAGTAACTTCTGTACGGCTTTCTGCAATCACCTGCTTAGTAGCAGTTGGTTGTGAAGAAGCAGTACCTTCCATAACTGGATTGAGATACTTTTTAAATGCTGCGTCTAATTTATCTGTTGGGACTGATTCCAGCAGTGTTGACATCACAGCGGCTTTTTCTTTGCTTAGCGGACTAAGCAAATCGTTGAGTTTGCCTTTTCTTTCGATACTTTCGTTGATGCGGCGTATTTCATCATTTTTCTTCTTAACTTCAGTCATTGCACGTGTTTCTGCATCACGAGCTTCACTAATTTGATTAGTCATTTCTGTAATCTTATTAGTAAGTTTCTTGATATCAGCACGTTCGTTAAGATAGCTTGCACCGAATTCAGTTGCAAAAGCTTCGAAAATCTTACGACCGAAGTTATTTTCTTTTGCTTCTTGAATATCAGTTTTAAGTTGAGTTAATTCTGAACGTAGATGATTTGTAACTGTGCTTTCTACAAGCGCACTTGCCTTCTTTACAAATGAGTCACGAAGACTTTCTAGTTTCTTGCGACCTTCTGTAACAACTGCAACCTTAGTGCGAGCTAAGTCTGCTTTGTCCTGTGCGAACTCAGCAATTTCTGCTTTCAAATTTTCTGCAACAAATGCTTCTAACTTTGAAATTGTTTTTTGCATAGTAATACGATCATTGCGAAGTTCGCTAATTTCACCAGCAAGTGATTCACTTAGATAAGAATCAAAATTCTTAGCTTTNNTCATCATTTGTTGTGTAAATTTAACACGATCTTCACTAACAAGCTCACGCTCTGCAGCAATCTTTTTTAGTTCTGCAGTAAGTGACTCGCTAACCATCTTGTCCAGAGCCTCTACCATAACAGCACGGTCATGTGCATAACGACCTGCCATTTCTTCACGAATTTCTGTACGAATTTCACTACGTGCTTCTTCTAGTTTAGCATTCCATGCTTCTTCTAGAGTCTTACGAGTGTCTTCGTTCAGAAGTCCGCTTTCTAGTAATGGTTTTAGAGCTTCGAACATTAATTTCTCCTGAACTTATATTTTTAATTCATTAATAAACTTACGGACTGATTCCTGTAAGTATTTTTGAACTCGTTGATCTTTGTTTAAATCTTTAGCCATTTCTAGTATGCGATGCCCACCATTCATATTCATTAGTCCTTCATAGACTGCTGTTGGGTAGGCATTAGGCGCACTAGGTTGTGCTACTATATCAACAGTAACGATATCAAAATCGCTTACTGCGCCGTCGTGTTCATTAACATTGCCTGATCCACGACTGCTTACTCCTAGTTTTACACCACTTTCTAACATGGTGCGAACTAAATTGCCCATTGGGGTAGGCAAAATCTTCATCTTTCCAAAACCATTTGGTCCATCTAACCACATTTCTGTAATCATGTGACTTACACGGTCAAGGTTGATGCGTAGGTTGGTTGGGTGATCTACTTCACCCAACACACTATAACCTGTTTTAATTTGCTTATTAAGTGTTTCAATAGCACGATTGATTTCATTGATAGGATACACACGACTGTTAGCGTTCTTAACACCACCTTGGATGCAGATACCCTTCAGATAAAGGTTTTTNCCTTCATCTGAATGAGTCATTTCCATCATAGCCTGATCGTAACTGAGATGCTCTACAAGCAAATTATTCATTTTCTTTCCTTATTAGCGAGGTAGAACGTTCTTTTTATTAACGTTTGGACCGCCGCCAGTTGAGAACTTTCCTTCTGCACTTTGTGGTTTCTTAGCATTTGAGAAAGCCTTACCAGCGTTTGCACCTGGTACGTTTTCAAAATTACCTGCACCCTTTAGCTTGCCTTCGCCCTTGCTATATTCATTGCTTGGACCTTTATATTGCTTGCCATCTGGGTCTTCGTTATGATCGCCACGAACTAGATTCTTTGTAGTTCCGCCCATGTCGTTCTTGCTAGCAACTACGCTCTTCTTTTGTGTTGAAGATTTAAATGTATTTGTTGCACCAACTGGCATGCCTTCGCTATTGCCTGGATTTGCAACTTTTTCTACGTATTCACGAACAACACCTTCTTCTGCGAAGTCTGGATCATGTTCGCCATCATGATGTTCTGGCTCATCTTTTTCATCAGCCATTAACTTTTCAAACTCAGCTTTAAGTTCGTCAAGTGCATCTTCAAGGTCCATAACACGATCTTCTACGTCGCCTTCGCCACCTTCGTGATCCATGCCCATGTCATCGTCCATATCCATGTCGTCATTATCNCCCATGTCCATGTCCATGCCATCATCTTCTTGACCCATGCCTTCATGATCAGCTTCAATATCGTGCATCATGTCATCGGTACCGTCCATGCTGTCGCCAGCTTCGTCCATGTCATGATCCCAATTTTCTTCTACTTCTTCTTCCATTTCTTCGGCAACGAGTTCGTTGTAAAGGTTGCGGCTCTTTTCAACAACAAGGTTGTGAAATAGTTCTTTTGCCTTTTCAGTTTCATCGTTGATNATGAATTCAATAAGTTGTTCGTAACTACTACGCATATGTTTAACTCCTGTGGGATTTTGTCCTATGTTTATATTTAATATGTGGTGTTAAATACCACTTCAAATAGGCTAATTTTGACGAATTTGTGAATTATAGACCAGGTTGAGGTGCTGCAGTTGCACCATACTGTTTGCGAACTCTTGTAATTTCTTCTGCATATTCAACATTGCGTTGGTCATTCATTTTACGCAATTGATTTATTTGTGCTAAAGTTAATTTTACTTTACGCAAATCTCTAGGTTTAGCCACGCTGTTATCTTGTGACAAATCTTGAAA